GTACGTTGGGGCGAACCCTTTTGAGTGCCCATTGTGTGATTGGGGCCGGGATTCGCGCCAGTCCTTGATCGTCCCAGTGAATGGCGTTGCGCTTGTTTGCAGTGGATCGTGCCAGCTGCATCGAGGTCTTGAGGAGATATTCCGCTTGTGAATGGGCCATATTCCCGCGTGTTGCTGCGATATTGCGCTGTTGGGTGGCTTCAATCGGGCCGAGGCGGGCTTCCCAGCGCTCCAGTCCGGTCTTGTCGCTTGTTTCTTTTAATATGTGTGTAACACTTTGGTAAATTTTGTTGTTGATGTCGCGGTAGACCCGGTAGGGGCCAGAGTTGTCTTGTACCAGCCTCCATTTCCTTAATGCTGCTAAGGAGTCTTGGGTGTTAGAGGCCATCAAGTTATTCTTTCCCAATCTGATAATACCACTAAAAAGGCCCCGCGCTATGGCGGGGCCGGTGGTCTTATGCCTCAAACTCACCGCATGATTCTTGGTGGTGAGTTCTGGGCCATACAACCCCGTTAGGAACAGGCCCTAACGATGGTTCTGTCTGGTGGGATGTAATTACCACGGGTTTCGGGGCGTATCGACGACAAATACCGATAAGCCCCTCATCTCCTTCGCTATCCCAGTGTTTGCACTCGTCGCAAAACATCTCAAGCGGCCTTGAAGGGGTTGCCTCCGGTCAGTAGGCGGCTGATGTCAAAGCCTTCGGATTTGGCCTCCAGCCAGGCGGCGTCGATGTGCTCTTGGCTGCCCTTTTTGCGGGGTACGGGGCGCACGGTGTACTCAGTTGTCAAACCTGAGCCTTTCTTGCTAACGGTGATGTCCCACTCCAGCAGGTTTTCAAAGTCCGCCATTTGGGAGATCTGGTCGATCTCTTTGAGGATTGACTTCTGGGTGATCTGCAGGACTTGGACTTTGCCGGATTCGTAGTTGTAGACCGGCACTGCAATCGCGAATTTCACGTCAGCGGTGCCGGGGCCGCCGCGACCTTCGCGTGGGGTGAACTCACCCATCTCTGCCACCACGTCTTCGTAGGTGGGCTCGAAGTCAAAGCGGAATGGCTTGTTGGCACTCCCGTCCGAACCCCAGCTTTCAAAGAATTCGAGGGGTTCGTCGGACAGAAGGGCGAAGCGGACGCTGCCGCCGTCAGGCAGCTTCGACAGCGACAGGTAGCCGCCGCCTGATGCACCACCCGAGTTGACGCTGGCGGAGGCTTGTTTTGAGAGGAAAGGCATTCTTGTGTTGCAGTTTGGTGTGGTCGCCTAGGGGCAACGTATGTAACAGTAGCACGGCTGTCAACGACCTTGACATGTCTGCCTACCATGAAAAAACGCCCTACGCAGCTGGGCTGCGCAAGGCGTGGTGAACATTCTCATGTGAGACTCTAACATGTCAAAACAAATGCGGGAGCTGCTGGCTTTTGTGCGCCAGTTGCCCGTGGGGATTGCTTACGCCCCTATCTATGCCAAGGGGCAGGCGATCCAGTCCGGGAAAATCTCGAAGGGCAAGACTCCGTTGGAGCGCAGTCACCATGCGGTGTTGGCGCCTTCGGATGTGGCGCTGCAGATCGAGCGCAAGCCGGATGTGTTCCAGGCCGTGGGTGCTTTTACAGGCGCTCGCAGCGGCGGTCTCGTGATTCTCGACGTTGATCGCAATCTCAGCCGTCTCAAAAAGAAGTGGGGCGACTCGCTGGAGGGTGCTCCAGTCATTACGTCGACCAAGGCCAACGCCGCTAAGTACCTCTTCCGCGTTCCTGAGGCTCTGTGGGGCGTTGTAAAGGGCTTTGGGTTGTCGGATACCGGCGCTGGGTATGAGGTGCTCTGGGGGCGTCAAGGGCTCCTCTACGGCGCTTATCCGGGCTCCAGTGATGGGAAGGCTCCAGTCGGTGAATACGGCTTTGAAGGCGACCTTGAGGCCATTCCTGTGGCGCCTGAGTGGCTGCTGGCGGAGATGCGCGACGCCAATGGGAAGGATGTGCAGGATGGCGGCTTCATTAAGAACCGCAAGGCGCTGGATTTCTCGGATCGAGATCCAGCTGAGGTGGCTGAGATTGTTCAGTCGGCGCTGAAGGTGATTCCCGGTCAAGGCAGTGGTAGCCGGGATCATTGGGTCAAGGTTGGTATGGCGATCCACTCGGAGTTGCCGACTGACCTTGGTTTGACGCTTTGGTCGGCGTGGTCTGCAGAAGACCCCGAATTTTTTCAGGAATGGGCTAATGGCAACCCTTGCGAGGAGGTTTGGAAGTCTTTTCGGAAGGGGCCGGTAAGCCTCGGCACGCTTTTCTGGATGGCGGACCAGCAGATGCCGGGGCGTCTGTGGTTGTCGGAGGATCTGCGCAAGGTTGTCGAGGAGGTCGAAACCGATAACGTCACCCGGATTCGGCAGGTCGTCATCACCTTCGCCGAGGTGATCAGACGCGCCAAGGAGATTCAGGAGATCCAGAACCCGGCGGAGGCTGCTCACGCCATGAACGTTCTGGCGTTGGAGGCTGGATACCGTGACGCTGGGGCGCTGGAGCGGTTGCTGATCGCCCAAATGCAGTTCGAGCAGCAGGACGATGAAATGGCGATGAGCAGGCTGCTTGAGAAGGATCTCAAGTTTGAGTACCTGATCCCTGATTTGCTGCCGTGCCCAGGCACCGTGATGATCCACGGCGCTGGTGGTGATGGCAAATCCATGTCCGCTTGGACCATCGCCAAACACGTCGCTCGCGGTCTTCCGTTCTCCGTGCGGGGCGATCTTGTTCCAGTGCATCAGGGGCCGGTTTTGATCCTTAATGGCGATCAGAGCGAGGTACAGGTCCAGCAGCAGCTTCGGGATCTTGAGTTCCAGGCGCAGGATCCCGTGACCGTGGTGATGGGGTGGGATTTGAACTGGTACTACCGCTTCACCAAGCTGATCGAGAAGCATCGGCCCAAGCTGGTAATCATCGACTCGATCACCGGCTGCAGCAGGGGTTCGGCGTTCGACGAAAACAAGAAGGAGTTTGCGAGCCCGATTTACTGGCTGGCGAACAACAACGGCCGGACTTTCCCGGCTTGCACGATCCTGCTGATTCACCACGCCAACAAGACCGGCGGCTTCCGTGGCTCCACCGCCATCAGAGACGCTGTGGATGAGGTATGGGGTCTTAGGCGGCCTACGCCCCAGCAGGTGCCTCAGACCGGCTCCAACGCCCGTCTAATCACCGTCGAGAAGTCCCGTGCTGGTCGTGATGGCAGCAAGCTGCTCATGAAGCTTGAAAGCGATCTGACGTTCTCGCTCACGGATTACGTGGAGGCTGAGGAGGGTGAGGGCAACCCCGCTTCGGTGGTGGATCGCGTGCTCCAGCGCATCCGGGCTGCTTACCCGCGTTCAGTCACTCGCTCGGAGCTTGCTGCTGATCCGCTATGTGGTGGCAGCGTTGCCGGAATCACCAAGGCGACCCAGCGCTTGGTGTCTCGCGGCTTGATTTGGGTGGCTGATACACGTCCCAGTAAGGGGGGTGGTTCGCCTATGCCTGCGTACCAGGCTGTGGTCTCGCGTGAAAAGCCCCAAAATAGTTGTCCAACTGGGGCAAAACCCAGTGTGGGACTGGAAAGTACAGGTGGACAACCCTCGGACGTGTCCAGCTGTGTCCAGCTGTCGAGCCAGCAGGTGGACAACCACCTGGACACCTCTACCCCTTGTCCACCTGCTCTTCCCAGTGATACCAATGGATCTGCCCCAGTTGGACACGTTTTGCAGGTATCCCCAAGGGAAGAACGCTCACCCGAAGAGCTGGCGCGGCTGATGAACGAGGCAGCCAAGCTCTGGGACTAGGGGTTGACAGACCCGCCGACTTGTGTAGTACACTGCATGAGTCGGCGCTTCAGCTCCGGCGTGCAGTGCTTTGCATCGCGATTTGCTGTTTTGTGACTATGCGCGCTGCGCTTCCGTTCGACTCAATCGTTTTCGGTTTACGAATAAAACCGATTCCACTTACATTTTTGTTTAATGTCTCTTCGAAACTTCGAAGTAACGGTAGAAGGTACTGCTGGCCTTCTATGTTCCAACGTTCAATACAGCGATCCACTTGGTGAATACTGCAAGCAGAAGCAGTATTTCACAGACAAAAAAGGTAAAGCTAAGACGGATGGTGTGCACCGCGCTGTTCGTATTCTTGACTGGCTCTTTTCTGGGTACTGGGCTACAGAAGGTGTTGTAGAGATTGACGAAGCTAACAACGAAGTCGGCTTCGATGGTTTTGCTGACCCTTACATGCCCGGAGCAAACTTCCAGCGTTGTTTGCGTAATGCGGCAACAAAGTGGAAGCTCGGTAAAGACGTTCTTCGCTCAGTGGTTGTAACCAACAACCCGCTACTTGAGTTTGAAGGGTCCAAAAACGCTGTTGATATGCTCAATAGCCGTAGCCCCAAGCTGCAACTTGCTGCATTTACTGGGCGCGGAGTTTGGGTAAACCGTCTTTACATTCCAGCTTGGTCCGCCAAGTTTGAGTTGACACTTGACGACGAAATTATGGGTATTGACCAGTTACGTCGTATTGCAAATATGGCGGGTAAAGCTGAAGGACTCGGTACTTGGCGTCCCCGTTATGGACGTTTTGCGGTCAGCGAGATCCAGGAGATCGGCGAATGATTAACCCCAACGATTTGCCCACAACAGTCGCTGGTATTGACTGGCGCAACCTGAAAAAGGGTGAGACTATTCCTGCGTACAAAGTCGTGGAGATGTTCCATGTGCTTTTCAGTAAAAATGATGTGCTAACCGCACAAGACCAGTCCCAGCAGAACTGGCATTCAGTCCGCGTTAAGGACTGGCTAGAGCGTGCGCGAAATGCCGTACAAGCACCGATTGTTTTTAAGCAGCACCAAGGAAGTTTGGTGGCGCTTACTGACGCTCAAGCAATCGGTTATCTAAACGGACAAGCCTACCAGGGGCTAAATAAACATCGCCGATCTACGCGGCGGATGTTTACGCAGATTGATGCGGACAATCTTAGTCAACACGATCGGGATCAGCTGCAAGTTAATCAATCGCGTCACGCGCTTATTTCTTCAGCTGCTGATGGTGCACGTAAACAAGCGGTAAAAATTCTCAAACAAGGTGGACAATTACCTACTTTGATGCCACCTGATTTGTAAGTACCTAGGCATCTATTTAGTGTAAGACCTAGATTATTGGCGCGCTGCCGCTTGTTGTCCGGCCACTCTCTGCAATGTGCCGTCATGCCACGTAGTGTTTCGCTATGCAATCGCTTGCTGGTTCCACGATTAAGAACCAGCTTTCAACTCCTTCTGCAGGCGCATGAGCCGAGAGGGAGACTTGCGCCGTCGCTGTGCCGTGCAGTCCGCCTCTGCTCGCTGTGTTGCTTTTCTATGCGGCTTCGCGCAACTCCCCGCAGCTCCATCGTTCTGGGTTTACGACTAAAACCCTGCCCATCTCAGGCAGCCCTACGTGGTGAAGCCTGGGTTAGCTCCGCTCTTTTTGGTAGCGCTACGTTGTGCATCGCAACGCAATTCACTGTCAAGCAATCGTCCGCCGGTAACGACTAAACCGGCAAACCTACTTACGGTATGAGGTGTACGTTCCAAGCGGTTTGAAAACGCCTAACTTTTTCCTAGGGCTCATGCGGGCTGTCGCGTGGGTTTTTTGGAGGGATTCCGTGGCTAAGCCTGAACCGCCCCAGCCGAAGCGCCCCAGGAAACCGGTCTTGGGGTACACCGTCGGCGACATCCCGTATGAGCTGCTGGCGGTAGTACGGGTGTCTTGGTATCGCAAGGGCCTCGCTTATGAGGTCGAGGAGTACCAGATCGAGGAGTGCGACGACGCCCAGGCGCAGTTCCACTACATCGTTGGCACGGCCCTTAAGCAAGGCGCTGACGTGTGCGTGCTGACCCAGTACGAGCCAGCCGCATTGGGGGTGCCGGAGTAATGCCGCCCGTAATCGTCTTCGGCATGACGTGGCTGCTAGGCATCCTGGCGGTCACTGTGTTGCTGACTGTTACAGGAAGAGGTTGACCTCGAGCTGTTTACGTGTAACACTAAGGGCAAGCCCGTCAAGGCGGGCTGCCCTTCTACTGAATTACAAATGACCGTTGTTACTGTTCAACTTGATCGCGCCAGTCTGTGTCCGTGGTATTTCGCCGTTAGCTGGGCACGTATCCGCGTCCAACAAAGTGTGGCCTACGCACAGGAGTGCGGCTGGAGCACTAAATACGAAGAAGCTCAGCTGGAGCGGCTGCTTGAAATGGAGCAATTTATCAAAATGACTTGGGATCAGGCGCTTGATGGCGATCTGCTCCCTCAGACTGTGCTGGAGGTCAAATGAGCCAGGTACTGGAAATTGAGGAGCTGCGATTTGAAGGCGACTATCTCGTTGTCGATGCCATTGTTGATGACGCTGTTCTGGTCCATTCGCAGACACAGCTCGACCCGCCCGAATGGGGGCCTGCCTTGTGCCGAGGCACCCTCTACTTTTCGGATGAAGACCTGATCCCAGCAACCGATGCTGAACTCAGAGTGCTCCTCACCCATAGAGTCGAAGATTGGGCACCAGTCGACACGTCTGATTGGGACGACTGAAGCCCGCGAGCTTCGCAACGCCGACGACTACGACGACTGGGAGTACGGCACAGAACCAATTCCTGGCGATACACACTGGGTCCGGGCTCGCACCTTGACGCAGTTGTATCGCCACCTTATTTATGTGTTTGCCACCAGCGACACGATCTGCTCCACCCGTTTAGCTAACCTGGCCATCCACGAGATTCTTAAGTTGAGACTCACGGATCTCACCCGGTTGCGCCAGCAAGACCCTAATTTCTTCGCATGAACTACGACGCACACGAGGATTACTACCGCCGGTCGCGTGGGTACAACTGGCACGACATGTGCGAGATGCGCCAGCAGCGGCTGCCTCGCAGCACGGAAGTGCCGGAGGTGTTCAAGCATATGTTTTCCGACCGGGCTGCTTACGATGCCTGGGTCGAAGAACGACGCAAACTTTACTTTGGCTGATGACTGAAAATTCTGTTCCCTTTTACCGCTCTTACCTGCTGAACGGTAAAACCATTTACCTGGATAAGTTGTCCGAGCTGTCCGATGCTGAGCTGCACATGCTCAATATCGACACTATGGCAGCGCTTCAAGCGGCGCGGCACGAGTACGACAGCATCGAAAACAAACAGTCCGAGGAAGCTGGTCCGGCTTACCGCAGGCTGAAGGTGGCCGGCTATTTCCAAGCTGCGATAAAGCTGGAGCTTGAGAACGGCTAATTCCTTACTACACTGCACCCGTTCCAACCTATGAACATGTACATCCTTTCGGAAGCCCAGTTTGATCAGATCATCAAGGCGCTCGACGATGCTCGCTTTGCTCTTGATACGTGCCAGCGGATTGATCTGGATCTGACTAGCCCCAAGCAAGCCGTTGCACTTACCCCTACCGAAGGGGTTGTACGTACAACTGCCGTACGCCAGTCTCAAAGTAAGACCCGTAAGTCCGGCCGCAAGGGTAAGCGTGGGGTGGCGGTGTTGACCGAGCCCAAGGTGCTGGAGATTAAGCGCCAGTTGGCTGCTGGGGATAAGTCGGTTGCCAAAATTGCTCGGGAGTTTGGCGTCCACGTCACCACCATCAACTGCATCAAATGGGGTAAGACCTGGAAGAACGTTCAGCTCCAGCAGGAAGCGGTGGTTGCAGACTGATGGCGATTCTCAGCGATCACGAGATTCATAACCTTGCTGTGCGGCGGCTTCTAGTGGAGCCGTTCCATCAGGAGATGGTGAATCCAGCGAGTCTTGACGTGAGACTCGGTGAGAATTTGCTGGTGGAGCTGCCAACGACAACTTCACTTGTTCCGTATTCCATTGCGGGGCACTCGAAGGAAAAGCCGTTCATGCTCCAGCCGCATGAGTTCGTGCTCGCGGAGACGCTTGAGGAGTTCAGGCTGCCCGATTGTGTTGCTGGGCAGCTTGCTCTCAAGTCTTCTAGGGCTAGGGAAGGGATCGAGCATCTTCTTGCTGGGTATATCGACCCTGGCTATAAGGGTAGGTTGACACTGGAGCTGCAAAATGCACGTTCCATGCACCCTGTTGCGTTGTGGCCGGGTATGAGGATTGCACAGATTGTGTTCCACAAGATGTCAATGCTGCCTGGTAAGGATTACTCGAAGACTGGCCGTTATTACGGCGACACTGCTGTTCAGGGGTCCAAAGGATGAACGACCATGTTTACTCGCCGGCGCATTACACCGCCGGAAAATTTGAGGTGATTGAGGTGCTGGACGATTGGGTGCAGCACGCTCCAAACGCTGTTGTTGGTGCGTACCAGTGGCAGTGTTTGAAGTACCTCAGCCGTATGTGGCTTAAAAAAGATCCGCTCGAAGATGCCGAGAAAGCCAGATGGTATCTGACGCGGCTAATTAACACTCTGTCTGTAGCTCCCTACAAGGAGTAACAAACTATTGAAATGACTGATCATTGCACGCACACTTTCAGAAAAATCATCGCGAGCTACAACTGGATTAACAAATCCAACATCAGGACTTACAGGTTGCGGTGTAAATGTTGCGGCTATCGCTGGAATGTTTACTACGACAGGAAGTTGAAAAAAGAGGTGCTGGTGTCTCGTACGTCGGACGACAGACCTCTTAATACCAAGCGGCTGACGCCAGCAGAAGTACGGACAATTCTTATTGATCCGAGACCTGGAGCTGAGCTTGCTAAAGAGCTTGGCATGAGTCACCAAAGTATTAGTCAGGTTCGCCTGGGACAGGCGTATAGCCGTTTGTGGCCGGAGTTGCCGCGAAAAGTATCTAAACGCCCCAAGCAAGGGCCTGCAATAAAAGAAGACCCCAACCTACTCAGTTGTCGTACATGTACACATTGGTGGCAAAGACGTTGCGGCTTGGATGTTCCAGAAGCTGGTGGGGCTTTTGCTGAAGACTGTTCCTTCTATCAAAAAGATAAATAATGGCTATTCCGCTCAACAGCAGACCATGCCAATCGTGCGGTAAGGCCACAACAAATGCTGTTTTGTGTGGGCGGTGTTATCGCTCCAGTCCGGCTGGTAAAGAGGAGTTGCGCCTGGAGCGGTTGCGCCAGAAGCTGCGGCCGGTTGATGGGGGTGGTCTGTGCAGCGAGTGCATACATTGGCATTACCGCTGCACGCTTGGAATTCCCGAGGGTGGGACACTCATGGCGCACTTGTGCGCTGTGCGGGAGGTTGATACTCTGTTAGAGTAGTAGGGTAAAGTTGCCCTACCAGGCTTGGACTTTCTTCAAGGCATCGAGCACCTCCACACGCTCGACGACGAAAGGCTTATCGCGTTTGACTCTGAGACGACGCAGCTCCAGCCCAAAATGGGCGGGTTACGGTTATTGCAGTTGGGTGCTCCAGGCAAATTGCCTGTGGTGCTCGACTGCTTTGCGTTGGATACAAACGATTGGATTGAGGTCGAGGAATTTTTTGCCGTGGAGCGCACTTGGGTGGCGCACAACGCGGTGTTCGATCTTGGTTGGTTGCAAGAGAACGAGATCTATCCGGCAGGCACAATTTTGTGCACCATGCTGGCCAGCCGGATTCTTACCAATGGCTTGGCCAATGTGAAGCACGGGCTTCAGCACTTGGTGAGGCGTTACCTACACGAGGATATTTCTAAGGAGGAGCAAAAGAGTGATTGGTCGGGCGATTTGACCCGGAACCAGCTGGAGTATGCGGCAAAAGATGTGTTGGTGTTGCTTGATTTGTATGAAGAGATTCAGCAGCGGATGGCGATAGGTAGGCTGTATCCAGCGTGGTATCTAGAATGCAATGCGTTGCCGGCGATGGCGCAACTGTGGCGAACGGGTCTTCCTTTCAATAAAAAATCGCTGGAAAGTTTGATTGAAGATCTTGATATTGAGCATCACGAAGTTGGCGAAAAATTTATTGAGGATTTTGACGCTGCGCTGCCGCCGGGACATAAACTGTGCCGTGGGATTGACGGGAATTTGTTGTACCAGACAAAACCTGGACCAAAGGGTAAAAAGGTCGATCCAGATGTTTTTAATCTAAATAGCCCGGCGCAGTTGCTGAAAAAATTTACGGCGTTGCTAGGGCAGGCGCCGATGGATACAAAGAACGGCAAGCCCAGTGCAAGCAAGCTGGCGCTCCAAGAATACGTAGGTGACCACAAGGTTGTGGCCGACTATTTGAGATGGAAACGGGTGGAGAAACGTCGGCAAATGGCTGAAACTTTGTTGAAGAATCTTGCGCCAGACGGGTTTATTCGCGCCAGCTATATGCAGATGGGTGCTGATACTGGAAGGATGTCATGTATGAGTCCCAATCTGCAGCAGATTCCGCGTGATCAGCGTTTCAGGGCTTGTGTTCAGGCGCCGGATGGGTGGAAGTTTGTTGTAGCAGATTACGGGCAGATGGAGTTGAGGTTGGCGGCGGCAGAAGCTAAGGATTCTCTTATGACGGAAGTGTTCCAGCAGGGGAAAGACCTTCATACGATTACGGCGACGCAGATTTACGGGGTCGCGGAGGATGAAGTTACAAAGGAACAGCGCCAGGTTAGTAAGTCGGCTAATTTCGGCCTGCTCTATGGATCCGGCGCAAAAGGGCTCAGGAACTACGCAGCAGCGATGGGAATCCAGATGGATCTTGCTGAGGCGGCGGATGTCCGGGAAAAATTCCACGCTGCATATAAAGGCATCGCCGCATGGCAGCGCAAAAATGCTCGCGACGCTGATGCGGCTAAGGACAATCCATCTATCCGCATACGCCTCTCGGACTTGCGGCGGTTTTTACCGGGCGAGAACAATAAGCTCACCACGCGCTGCAACACCCCCATCCAAGGCGCTGGTGCCGCAGTGCTCAAACTTACTCTCAGCAAATTGTGGCCGCTACTTTACGCCGACCGGGAAGACACGGTGCGCTTGGCCGGCGTGGTGCATGACGAGATCATCCTGCTCGTCGTAGAAGAACACGCTGATGCTTGGGCGCTCCAGCTGCAAACCATCATGGAAGAATGTGAAGCCCGGTGGTTGGGGGACATTCCACCCCTAGCCGAAGCTAAGGTCGGAGATAGCTGGGATCAGGCAAAGTGACCGACAAACAGGTTGTTGCGGAATACGAATACCGGGTTCGGATGCACCCGCGCCACGGTGGCACTCACGATCTGTTTGTTGTTGCTCCAGATGCTTTTACCGCGAGGATGAAGGCTCTGGAGCTTTGTCCTGAGCACCACGCTCAATCAATTTTTCGAGTCTCGGAGTTAGACCAGTGAGTCCAGCCCGCACGGGGCGTGAGTTGGTGATGGAGTGGCTGATGCGGGAGATTCGGCAGGCCAAAACCAGTGACTTACACCGGATGGCGGCGTTTTTGGAGTTTGCGCGGAGGGTGCGTAAGGGTTCCAGGCAGCAGCGAACTGGGGCAAGATTGGCGCAGTCAAATTCTTGGAAAAAGGACTTGGATGAGGATTTGCGCTGGCGGGTCTAATGTGTCGCAGTATGGTATCGTGTAGGAGATTAAAGAGTAACCCATGCCGCTGCGACACGGAAAAAAGTGGTACTGCCAAATGCTGCTCGACGAGCACCGTTACAGACTTGCTGAAAATCTTGCGGCGGCAGAAGGCAAGCGATTAACGGCCATGTTGCGCGAGATGGTTTACGCGGCTTTGGAGCAAGCTGTACCAGCTTCTGAGTACAAGGCGGCGGAAGCTGCTGATAAGGCTGCTTGGGATGAGTCGGTGCAGCGACGGGTGCAGGGAAGGATGCGCTCCAAGCAAGAAGGAACGGTGTCAAAAAGTGACGCATGAGACTCAGTTAAATGTCTACATAGTCTGGGTGAGCTTAAGCAAATTCACTAGACTCGCACAGTATTCAACATACACACGATGACGCGCTATGTCGTCATGGTCGACAATCGCTGGGTCACAGCGATCTACGGGCCAGGCTCTGGGATCGGTCTTACGGCTGCACAAGATGATGCTTCTAGTTGGGTGACTTATGAACGGGCTGTCGCTGCGGCGCGAGTTGTTGCTCAGTGCACTAACAGTCCTGTTGCTATTCATAGCGTTGAAGAACCCGCCTACCCCAGGTCATGGAAGTAATGCCTTTTCAGAATCAGCTGGATCCCGAACTGCGTCTCGGTGAGGGTCGCTCACGCACCAGTGCAGAAAAAACGCAGCTGTTTGAGCTAAAAATATGGTTGCCAGGACAGGGCGCAATGCGCGATCTTGTTCGGGCAGAGTCGCTTCGGCAGGCGATTACTTTTGCCTCAAATCGTTACCCGAATTGCAAGGTTGAGGTGCCATCGACAGCGGCGAAAAAACCTAAGCTGGTGCGCTCGTCGATGGGGCCGAAAGAAGCGGCTCGTAAACGACTCAAAATTGCGGAGGCTAAACGTGAGCAATCCTGAAATTGCTGATTGGGCTCGCCAAGCTTGGGGTGAGGTAATCGTCGACCAAAGTCGCGTGGATCTGCTGGAAAGGTTGTATGAGTGGGACGGACGCTCCAATCCCGAGCATCCGTACCATCACACCTACACCGGCTTGTACTTGAAGTACACCGAGAATTAGGCCGAATCGCGGTCTACTCCAAATTGAGCGGTCAGGTTATCTGCAGCTTCGCGGATAGCCCAGGCCGTTTTTGTTTTCTCCAGTTGGTGGAGTGTATTTAGGACAAGGGCGGCTTCAAGGAGTCCGCGATAGTCCCGCTTGTTGAAGAGATCAACAAGCCATTTGTCTTGAGCAGCCTTGTGGAAGCTGGACTCAGTGCTGTGCTCGATGGGGCGCATGGTTACCTCGGGCGAATTTTCATGAACCAGCCCGTATCGTTGCCTTCGATGAGCCAGCGAGGTAGCCAGTTCTTGCGGGAGTACGCGGTGCCCGCGCCTCCCTTGTTACTGACGTAGCCGCCAGCACTCAGATTTGCTTCGCCGAAGGGGTCGTTGTGGATGAAGTGCGTGGGCGTGAAGCCGACGACAACGCTCCAGTGGCCGGTGCCGCTTGGATTAGACACCGGACCTTTGTGTAACCAGCCAACTGGTACGGGATGGCCGTGCGTGATCTCGCTCTCCAAGTCTTCGACCGTGCCGTCCATCTCAAAGGTGGCGGTTAGCCCCAATGATTTCATTGCAGCAATTTGCGCTTTGGGGTCGGTGGTGTCGCCGAAACGGGCGCGAATTTTGTTGTACTCGTAGTCGCCCGAGATCTTGCCGTAATACCGCGCCACCATCGCGCAGCTGGAACTAAAGCACTGGCGATAGCCGTATGCTCCATCGTCGGGGCCGAGCTGGTACTCGTAGGCGACCTTTAAAATTTTTTCTTTCGGAGTGACAAGCGGTTCAGTTCCAGCGTGCTGGTTCATCAGTTTGATTAACTTTTTGGCGTATGCGGGGTCTGTTGCATAGCCTTCCTTGTATAGCCAGTGGGCTGCGTCTTCACGGGTTCCGGCGTTGTTGCACCCCTTGTAATTTTTATAGTCTTTGTACCAGTGGTCGACGAGATAGATGACACAGGAAAGTAAGTCGGGGAAATCGATGAAGGTATCGGTGATAGTGATCCACTGATTGTTGATAAATTCTTGTGTTTTTTTGTCGCTGCCTTCGCCTTTTAGGCCGAAAAAGTTGTTTCTACCTGAGACAAGTTTGCCGTAACTGGATTCGCAGGCCCATTGCGCTGCAACAAGTTCGGGGAATTTGGCGCCAGCTACACGAGCGGCTTCTAGAACACCTTCCCAGCTGTTGGCGAAATTAGTTTGTTTGCCCGCTACAGACCATGTTTTGAACCAGCCTTGGTTGCGGCCGAGGATGTGCGGGTTGGCTTTGTTGATGACGTTTTCCAGTTCGGTGATTGCCGCCATTTGATGGGGCAACGCCTTGTAGTACCGGAAAAGATCATTTAGGCGGATCTTGTTGGTGGGCATCGGACCAGGGGGAGTGGATACTCATGGCGCCTCCCAAAAGGCGACTGGCGCCGGTTTGTAGCTCGTCATCGGGTGGTTCATGAACCACAACGGGTTTTGGTGTTGATGGGTGATCCGCGTGCCAGTCCTCGATGGCGCGATCTAGGCGAGGTTTGAGGGTGGCGTGAAACTTAAAATCCTGCGCTGCTTTGCGAAGGTGATACCGCCAGTCCCTGTCGCCGAATCGCGCCAGCCAAAGGGTGTCGTTCAAGACTTTTTTCTGGCGATTGCGTTGAGCACGCTGATGATGAGCTGCACCCAGCTGTTGCTGCGGATGGGCAGCAGAGTGAGAATTTCGCTTCCGGCTGCTGCCAAGATCGCGATGGCCGCAATGGTCGTGGGATCCATGCAAATAAGGAGTCTCGTCAAAGTTTAGCTGTACTAAATAAGAACACCAGTGCATGTGACGGTTTCTACCGCTACATTTCAGGTAGCCACTGCTGGGTATGGACCATCGCATTGAGGATGGCGAATACTTAAACAAAAAGGAAGCAAAGGCGCGTTTTAGACAATCAATCCTTAAAAATTGGAAAAACAAGTGTGCGTATTGTGCGTCGGATTTAGGTCGGTCAGCGACGTTGGATCATGTACATCCCAAGATGCGTGGTGGGCATACGCACCAGCAAAATCTTGTGGCTTGCTGCTTCGCGTGTAACATTTCAAAATCAGCCGACGACTGGATTGAGTGGTTTAGGCAGCAAGATTTTTGGGAACCGCACAGGGAAGATGCGATTGTGCGCTGGATTACTGGAGGGTTGCTGTAGGATCCCAGCCCATGTTTTCTAGGTACATTCGGGCAATGTATTCGTCTTCTGCATAACGACAGATACTGTCTCTGCAGGCGCGGTAGTAGATTTCGCCGCGCTCGTTTTCCAGTTGTTCCAGCACGTAACCGTGGCCGAAGTCAGTGGAGTGGACGACGCTCATTGCTTTCTACTGACGGTCATTTCGATCTGTCTAACCCTAGCTTCTAGGTCGCTAAGCCTTTCCTTGCTGTCGTTCTTTAGTTCTTGGATGTCGGAGGCCACAGTGCTGACGGATTGATCCAGCTTGGCAACCTGCATAAAAAGGCCGCCCAAACCAATGACTGCAGCAGTCAATAGCGCTGGAACGGCTTGATTGAACGGACTTTCGGGTGGCCTGGCGGTAATCAGCGCCTCTTCGTGATGCTCCATTGCGAGGCGTAGCTGGCCCTTTTTTGTAGTTTAGCGATTACGGTCATACGCTATCCCGCCGTTATCTTCGTCGAAGGGGTCTGAACAGCCTTGGCTGATTGCTACTGCGCGGCGGTAGTAATGGGTGTCAGTTTTACCCGCAGCTTCCAACGCTGCTTTTACCTTGCGCCAGTTGTCGCGGGTATGCTGATCCATTAGCGACCTTGCCCGCGCATCTTTTTGCGCCCGTGGCTAGGCAGACTGTGCTGCCCTTGACCTTGGCGTGTTTTTTTGGGGCGACCGGGTTTGTGATCGACGCGCCCCAGTGCAGTTTTAGATTTGACGGCCACTACAAGTCATCTCGCGGGTTGATGGCTACTAGAGCGTAGGCCATAAAAATGCCGGCACACAAGGCGCCGGCAAAAGTCAAAAAGGTGAGCATCACCAAGGAACGCCTGCGCTATGGGTGGGCGTCAGTTTTTCTGCGATTTGGGCATCAAGTGCCGCCACGATTTCGTTTACCTTTTCTTCGCCGAATTGCGTGGTGACCCAGCCGACTACGACTTCTTCGGTGAGTTCAGCGTAAGGTGTGCCTTGGCCTTCAGCGGGAGGTTCAAAGCCGAGGCTGCCATATGCACCAGCTTGCTCGCCATCTTTGAAGCGAGTCACGGTGTAATGAACGGTGTAGACCGTACCAAGATCATCGAGCTTGCGCTCCATGTTGCCGACCTTCCATGAAGTGAAGGGAAAGTCGATACCAGGCTTGGGGTCAGACATTGGAAAGGTGACGATGATGCAAGGTTAGCTGTGGTGCAACCAGTTGAGTAGGCCGGTTGCCCGCCTAGTGAAGGGGACCTAGATGCCTGCCGCAGTTAAGCGAGCCTCAAGACTTTCGATCTTGGCAACAGCTTCCTGCAGTGCAGCCGTCAGCAAAGGCACCAGCTTGGCTTGGTCGATACCTTGGTAAACAGGTTCGCCGTTCTCGTCAACTTCGTCTTTAGTGCCAGTGACAGCTTCTGGTACAACTTCCTGAGCCTCGTGAGCAATAAAGCCCTCACCAGCAACTCCAGGGGCGCTAATCCACTCCCATGCACAAGGTTTTAGCTGGGCGAGCCGCTGCAGGCTTCCAGTAAGTGGCTGAATATTATTTTTCAGTCGGTAGTCCGAAGACGTTGTATATGCAGTGGTGTTTGCGGTTGTATTAATGTCAATGCTGCCGCAATCAGTGTTTGCGCCATCGTAAAAAACTACGGCCGAGTACGTTCCAGTAGTTGGAGCGACACGATAGGCACCTGCTGCGACGGCACCAGTTGGTGCAGAGGCAAACAAGGTTTCACCATTTGGAGAATCGCTTGCTCCAACCGCGACAACCCCATCTGCCTTAATCGTCATCCGCGGGTCTGGAGAAGACGCCCCATCCGCCGTGGTGGAAAATACGAGGCGGCCTGGGTAATCATCTGCAGCGGCGTCTGCGTCGGCATCCATTTGGATCCAGCCAAACGAATTGCCAGCGCTGTCATTGAAACTAATCCTGCCAATATTTGAACCGCTTGTAATACTTGCGGCTGCTTGACCTCGTTGAAGCGACAGAAGACCAAGACTAGCCGAGTCTCCGGTATAACCTTGAACGACAATGCGGGAAGCACTGCCTTGACCTACAGTAGGGCTGGAAGTCGTCCCAACCAACAGCCTGCCAGAGCTGTCGATGCGGGCGCGTTCTGCTCCACCACTTCCTGTGCCGAATCGCAGAACAGAGTTTGCTGCATTGGCAGCAATAAGCGGCGTAGTGGTTGTGGAGAATGTCAGGTTACTTGTTAAATTAATTGAACCAGCAACATCTAAAGTCGAGCCAGGATCCGTTTTGTTAATGCCGACTTTGCCATCCGCCTTAATCGTCATGCGCGGCGACGGAGAAGTCGTGCCGTCTGCCGTGGTAGAAAATACGAGTCTTGAGGCAATTTTGCCTGCTTCAGGCGTTCCTTCAACAACAGCATCTATTGTCGCGGCATTCTGAAAAGCGCTGCCATCGGAACCCCTGAAATGAATACGTCCGAGCAGGTCTCCAGATGCAACGCTTGCCATGTCGCCATCAGCCGTTCCTCTTGAACGATTCAAGTCAATAATTGCTCCGCCATTATCTACAGCGCCTACATAGGATGTTGCTGAAAATCCAGCATATGCAGACGTTCCTACAGCAACAGTTGCAATTTTTTCGTCAAGCCTAATGTTGTTAGTCGTGCTAGAAGTCCCAACCAACAGCCTGCCGGAGCTGTCGATAGTTACAGCTCGTGAGTTTCCATTAGTGGCCAACACCAAATTAGCTTCAGCACGAATCAATCCATCTGTAGTGGGTGAGTTAGTAAGCCACGAGGAGCCACCCGTGCCAACGTAAAGAGCTTGCGTTCCGTCGTGGAAAAACGCTGCGCCGCCTCCGCCAACACCTGTTGTGTTGACATAAAGAGGTTGATAGCTGGAGCCAACAATATGCAGTTGACTATTGGTGTCTGGCGAACCAGTTCCTATGCCGACTTTGCCACTGCTTTTGATGCGGACTTTATCACTGCCATTGGTATCAAAAACAAGATCGTCATTTTGAGACCATACCTGCGTAGATGTAACCGAACTGCTGCCGGTATTTTCTAGAACCAATCGACATGCCGACGATCCTGCATTTTTGATGTGCAAAGGCTGCTGCGGATTTTGGGTGCCAATGCCGACGTTGCCACCGTTGAAATAGCTGGTTCCATTTCCGCGAATCTGTACATTTCTTGTTCCAGACGTGTTGTTTACTCCGATTTCGCCATGACCGTCTGCGTCTTGACCTAGTCCTACCATCAACGTGCCATCGCCTGTATTCCTATACAGAGCAATACCTTCAGTGCCAACAGCAGAGTTTTGGACGGAAAGTCTACGGCTAGGCGAACTGGTCCCTACGCCGACTGACCCATCCGCCTTAATCGTCATCCGCGTTGTCGGAGAAGCGGACCCATCCGCCGTGGTCGCGAACACAAGGCGGCCTGGCATGTTGCCTGCGTTAAGGATGGCAGTACCAAGACCAGCCGCACCGCCCGTTGCCGTAAAGACATTTCCAACCGAAGCAGGATTAGGACCTCCAATAGCGCTCCAGTCGCTGGAAGTAACAGTAACAATGCGATATGTTTCTGTGGCTACTAAGTCAACAGATGCGTAGGCAGGGGTGCCGTTTACTTCGCAAGTAATCGAGGCGGCTATACTTTCTAAATCTGTACCGTCTGCTCCTGCAAAACGAATTTCGCCTAACGCTTGATTATCCGATACTATCTGTGCCGCTACGCCATTTGCGCGACCAAGGGCGATGATGGGAGTTCCAGACTCTCGAACTGCCGACAAAGCAACTGCAGACCCAGAAAAACGAGTCTGTATATATGCACCAACACCAGAACCAACGTTAGTGCTACTAGTCGTCCCAACCAACAGCCTGCCAGAGCTGTCGATTCGGGCGCGTTCGTCTGTGACGCCTCCTGAGCGCGTATCAAATCGGAGGTAACCGTTGTTAACATCAACTCTCTTGCCGTAAATTGCGGCGTGGGCGGAGGCGGATGAGTGGCCGCCTGCCGCAGTGC